TACTCTTTACCTTCAATGGATACCTTAACCATAGATTTGCCAGTACTAGAAGTGTAAGTATCAACTTCATCTACAGTGCATTCATAGATGTCGAAGAACTTAACACTTCCAGCGACAAAACGTTTAATCGTCTTGATATGGTTCATTAGTTGCTTTTTTGTAGTGTGTGTTCATTGTATAGAATGACCCGTCTTCGTCTAGATTAGAACAGACTACAGAAGATCTTACATCAAAGCATCTGCCAAGTTTAGGATGATCTAGAACTAGTGGAATGGATGCGAATGTTAATGTAATATCATTGAAGTCAACTTTATGGAATGTTGGAGTTCCGAAGTAATGTACTACCTTTGGTTCATTCATAAGACTTTACCTTCAGACTTGTACTTGATGAGTGCCTGAAGATACCACAGAGCTTTGTTTAACTCTTGTACTTCTTGGTCTTTATTACCACAACGCATCAGGTACTTATACACTTGACCGAACAAGTGAGCTTCAACACCTGACTTACCTTCAAGCATGTCAACCATGAGTTCCATGTATTGTTTACCTGCGGCTACGTTCTTGTAGTGTGGAGGGTTGATGTGATCTTTGTATAGTGATTCTTTTACCAAGTCTTTAAACTCTTGTGTTTGGAATGTTGGTTTTTCATCAGCATCAATTTCATCATTGTATGACGTAGCGAAAGCTTCAGACCAACCTCGGTCAAGTTCTTTACGTTCTTGTTTAAGGAATTTTTTAGATTGAATGTCAAAGAAATCTTCTTCATCCCAATGTGATAGGATTTTGTCGATACGTGATTGTGGCACTGGTTTTGGTTTCATTGTGATTTCCATTAGTATACATCTCCGTTTATAATGATTTTAGTATCTTCATAAGGGGCGGCAATTCTACGATAGAACTCTAGTTTAGCTCCTTCAAGTGCGCCAACAATATCATTTACAGACTGATATGATGGGCTTTTATTGTAGTAGTCACGAATGAATGTTGTGATCAGGAAGTTTAATTCACCTGCACAGTGTGGCTCATAGTTGAGCATGTGTGGTGATTGACGGGCTTCTTCAGTTATGTATGGCATATTAGTCCTTAAATGAAACGCAGTACCAGATGTAGTATATGCTTATGATTGTTAATACTCCTATCATAAGTACTCCGCAAGAATTGTATCACAAGCTTTATCGACAGTAGACCTCCATTCAGTTACAAGGGATTCAAAGAAAGGGTGAATTGTTGTATTGTCTTCTTTAAACGCTACAACAGGAATCTTTAATACATAAGCAGCATAGAATACTTCCATAGCTGTACCGTGTTTAGGAACAGTTGGATTATTTAAGTTTGCTAAGATTAAGTCAGACTCACGGATATCACGAAGATCAAGCTCAAATATACGTTTCATATACTTAGGTTGAAATGCATGAATACGTCTGCATGGGTTAAGTATGTTTGAAGAGTGAGCTAACAGGTGGGTCGCTGTTGATCGCCAACCTTTAGCTTCTTCAGTAGATACGTGTTCCATTGGACCCGCAAGGTAGATTGTTCTACGATTCATTTAGTTACTGTCTCCAAGTATAAACCTACATTACCGATAGCATAACCTAAGAATGCAATGCTTAGACCTAGACTTCCTTTAAGGAATAGATCAATACATACACCTAGATAGACTATGCCGATGATTGCTATTAGTGTTGAACTCATAGTTCCTCGATTATTTTAAGTACATTAGCAGTAAACCAGAGACCGCCTTGAGACTCAGGTCTTTGGTGACGTACAAGATCATTGATTTTTACTTTACACCATACACGACCTGTTTTAGATAGGTGTGGTGCAATAGGTTCAGCACATGCATGCCATCCTGGACGATGCGCATAACCTTTGGTCTTATGATCTTCAGCGAAGTACCATACATCTTTTTCTAGTCGTTGTTTACGATTGATAAAGAGTGGTCCGTAGGTATTGTCTGTACGTTTCCTGAAAAGTTTGTATGCTATCATTATCAGTTACCTCATTAATTTCAGACCATGCGGCAAAATGGTATATGTCGCCTGTGTTATCAGAACAGTGTGAGTACATACCATCTATGTTACCTAGCTTATAGGTTTTATTAAGATTAGGATGTCTTGCTTCAGGTGGTATCATTGTATCACCGATTAAGGTGAAGTAAGATCCTCGGGGTAGGTCGTAGAGTTTCATATATCAAAGTTCACATCAACAAGTTCCATTTCACCCGGATCATAGCCGATTTCTTCATACACTTTTGATTGGGCTTCTTCTTCATCAATAGCGCATACCCACACTGTTGATGTACGACTAATTTGAAAGCAATACTCATTCATGATTCAACCTCAATGATGTTAGGGTTTTTAACACGTTTAGCACAGGCTAATGCTCGGTTCATAGCGTTGTTACCAATGAATACATCTACATGTTGCCACTTACCAAGCATCCACCATTCAGTGTATTCAACCCACCAGTGATCTTCACGATGATCTTCTCTGATACGAACTCTCATTCTTCACCTTTCTTGTATGGACGATAGATATACAGAGAACATTGTTTAGCAGTACAGTTGGTTATGTCTGATCGAATACCTCCTACACAGTCATTACAAAAGTTTTTGATTGCTTGCATGGGTGAAGTACGCTTTTGAGCTTTCTTTAACTCTTGTTCTTCATTCCATGCTTCAAGGAACTTACCACCTTTCTTTACAGCATAAGCTTTTTCTTTACGCCACTGTTCAAGAGCTGCTTTGCCCTTGGCTAGTACTTCCGGATTCATTGAGCGTTTCTTTTTGACGTTGTTCATCATTAAATCTCATGTTCATTGTTGTACATACTTTAGCTGCTTCATTTGGGAATAGATAGCATATGGCGTCTTCAAGTTTGATATCACGACCTGCTACACAATAGTAGGCTCGATCATAACCTTGCTTTACGAAGACAAAGTAGCCGTTAGACTCTGGTTGGTTCACGATACAGTTACCTCGAATGTTATGTTTTCTTTGATTGCTTCTTCAACAAGGTCTGCTATAACACTTCTATCAAGGTTAGAACTGATGCGATCTTCCCAATCGATTTCATGATCATAGTCAGTGATATCAAACACATCTTCCATGTATTGATCTAGAGCAGTACTGATACGATCATTGACGATTTCTTCAACACGTACTGCAAGGACATCATCAAGGTACTTGTCTACAAGAGAACTGATAGACATGTTTTTACTTGGGTGATATACATCATCAATAACTTTTGCAAGTGTATTGATAAGGCATCTTACAGCTACATTAATACCTTGTTGATCACTACTGGACATAGTAGAAATCATACTGTTTAGGTATGAGAATGATTCATCAAGGTTATTATGTGTAGCGAAGAGACCACTACGATATTCACTTAAGGGATTTTGCATGTTAGTCTTTCAGAGTGAGGAATTTACTTCAACGAATTGAGATACGATATCACGTAGTACATCTGGATGGATAACATCAATGATATCAGTATCTTTGTGCTTAACTTCAGTAACATAGATTTCATCTGCATAGTCTGGTTCATAGCCTCCTTTTTCATCACGGATTTGACATAAACTACCTTTCTCAGCTTCAATAGTGCATTCAAAGTCTGCATTATCAGTATAATACCAGTGGTGATATTTCATTTCATTACCTGTAGAATTGAACGGATTGTGGTTAGTTCTTTACGAAGTTTACGTTTGTAATCCTTGTAGTGGTTAAGGTTTTTGAATGCTCTTGCACTTTCTGGTTTGTCTTTGTTAGAACAATTCCAGTGCATTGTTATCATATCATTACAGAAGGCTAGATCAGCCTCACGTTCATGAAGAAGATGCTTCATTGTTGAACGGATCAGGTGTCGATGTCGTTCTGGTAGAAGAAGTAAAGTATCTGTCATGTGTTAATTCCTCAAAGATTTCCCATAGTTGATTAAACTTAACTTCATAGTATTTGGCAAGTATTTGTTGATCCATTTTACCATAGACGATGCCCGTTGAGTGCTGCAAGTGATTTAAGGAACAAGTCTTCTTCAACTTTAGGTGATTGGTATTCATCTTCAATTAATGTGAATAAACCTTTTGAGAATGGTGCGTAGATAGAATTTACAGAATGTTTATCTACGAAGTAAATGTAGTCAGTTTCTTTTGAGTAGTATACACCTTCACCTTGTTCCCAATTTTCGGGTGTGTAGTAGTCTTTAGGTGTTTTTTCAACAAGACTAACTTCAAATTGAATTTTTGATTTCCAGAATTCATTTAGTTTTAGCATGTTATTTCCTTTAGATTGAGTTGATTAAGTCGAGAGCTTCTTGTGCTTCATCACACAGGTAGAGTTTATCCATTAATTCTTGTTGGATATTCTCATATTTAACACGGATTTCATCACGGATACGAACGTTTTCTTCATACTCCTTATCAAAGTTAACAGGGAAAATGATAACATCACCGATACTACGTACACCCCATGAGTTTACGAATTCAGTTTCGGGAACAAGTTGAACACCTGCATTAGTCAGCAGTTTATAGATTTCTTTCATATCAGACTTTTTAGATGAGATAAATGCAGGCATTTCTTTACCTGATTTTTCACGGATTTTATCAGAGAGACGACTTACAGCATAGTCACGTTGTGTTTTATTGAGTTTCATTTTATATCTTTCAAGTTGTTAAGTGTTAAGTTCTTTAAGTCTAGTTTCTGCCCATTGTACACCAGCGAAGAAAGCTTCAGTTTGGTGTCTGATATCTGGTTTGGTTGTTTGATCAAGACCAATCCATGTACGCCTGATTACTTCAACAGTATCATACCCATCACGGTTGTCATAACAAGCACAACCTCTTTCAAAACATGATTTATCAATTAGTGTCATAATAGTATAAAATAAAAATCCCTCATGACAGACTCGTTAGAGACTATCACAAGGGATTAGTTTATTTAGAACATTGCTTCTTCAGATTGATCTGTATCAACTGAAGCACCTTCAACATCAAAGTCAACAAAGTTTTCAGATTTACGTTCATAGCGAACAAGATCAGTAACTTGAACAGCTACTAACATGGTAGAGATACCAGACTTACTAACTTTACCGTTAGGAAGTTTGATCTCATAAGGTGAGCAATATACCATGACATTACCGATAGAACCATTACCGATTAATGTTGGATTAAGTTCTTTCTTACCAGAGTCAACAACCCTTACTTTGGCGGCATCAGTACCATCTTTCTTAAAAGCTTTCTTCTTAAGATTAACAGAGATTTTACCGCCTTCAATAGGCTTAACTTTACCGAATTGAGAGAACTCTTTCTCACGTTTCTTGTCACCTTGGATTTGTAACTCATACTGATCAACACCGAAAGGTGATACAGGTTTATCTAACTTAGCCCAGAATAAGGCTACATCTTTGATGATGATGTTAGGTGTGTTTGTTGCTTGTGTCATGATATTTTCCTATGGATTTAAGTTTCAAGTATACTTCTCGCTAGTCGGTTCCTAATAGATATTATATTATTATTAACAAACAAGGAGAATGGAATGTCATCAGGTGGTAAAACCCGTAACATTAACTCTCTTGCTAACCTAAAGCTAATTACTTCAGAGACAGCTCGAGAGAATCAGAAGAAAGCTACTCAGTCAAGAATGTTGAATAAGCAGATCAGAGAAGAATTTAAGTTGAATGCTAAGAACTTTCAAGAAGTAATGAAAGACTTACCTCAACTATCTTCGCTTGATGTTTTGAGAATGGCTATGCATCAAGCACTTCAACAGGATAACTTTGAAGATGCTGCTAGGTATGCTAACATGGTAGCAGAGTATGAACAACCTAAACTACAGAGGATTGATCAGACTACTACTACACGTACAGCAGACCTCTCAGATGAAGATCTTAAGAGAATTATCGCTGAAGAAGGTCTTTAAG